ACAGGTTGAATCCCCGTACACCTCAACCTAATTCAATCAGCTAGCAGCAGAAACATACGTCTTCACTGCGCTGGTGTCAGCCAAAACGCCGTCGGTCCGGTAGATGCAACGGAAACTGACGAGGTCTGTGCCGAAGGCGAATTCATCGCTTCGCTCGAAACGCAGGGGCGTGACGTCGCGGATGAAATATCCCTTGAAGTCGCCGAATGCCACGACCTGCTTGGATGCCCCGACTTGCGGAATGTTCGGGTCGGGATAGATGGGTCTGCCGAGCAGCAGGTCCGGTTGTCCTGCGACCAGGGCTGGCTGCCACAGGTATTGGCCGGTGGTGTCTTTCAGCTTCCTGATGGCTTTCACTGTCGCGTCGTGGGCGAGCCAGGATGCCCGCGCACGATATTGCGGGATCACCGAGTGGTACAGCTCGATCAGCACGTCTGCGCCGATGGCCGCACCGCTGGTGGGGAACCCGGTTGTGGAGCCGGTACCGGTGACGGCGGTGTATCCGGCGGCCGCAGCGGTGATGAACCCGATGGGTTGTGTGGTGCCGGTGCCGGCGACGTAGGCGGTGTCGACGGCGACCCCGATCAGCATTCCGGCCTGGCTGGCGACGAACCCCACCACGTCGAAACCCTCGTCCTGCAGCAGTTCGTAGGATACCTGGACGAGGACACCCAGTTTGTAGGCGTTCAGCGTGACGCTGGACACGGTCGGGTCGGAGGCCGACAGTGTGCCGCCTTCTGCGGTCCACTTGGCCGTGCCGTATGCGGTCGCGCGCGGGACAACTAGCGGCTCACCAGATGATGTGGAGAACACCGTGGGGTTGGCCTGCCGGATCGTGGAAGTGTCGATCAGGTACCGATAGATTTGTCCCACAAAGCTCGTCGGGAGTGGCACGTTGGAGTCCAACAGGCTGCGCTGTTCCACCATCGACGGCATCGGCAGGTTGAATCCGGTGCCCGGTGCCGCGTTGGCCAGCTTGCGGATTTCGGCGGCGTAGTCCGGTTCGGTGAATTCGCCGGGGGCGCCGGCGCGCTTGTCGACAGCCTTGCCTGCGAGCCGGTCCATGGCTTCGCCGGCGTCTTTGGCGCGTTGCTCGCCTTTGAGGATGGATTGGATGCGGTCGTCGAGCTTGCTCATTTCGGCGTTGCCTTCATCCCACCGGCGTTCCTCTTCGGCGGTCATGATGCGCTTCTCTTCCGATGCGCGTTCGGCGACGCCTTTGAGGTCTTCCCAGATTTCCAGGCGTCGGTCGCGTAATTGAGTGACTACCCCGCTCATAGCGTGGTCCTTTCAGGTGATGGTGAGCGAGGTGGTTTCAAGCCTGCCTCAAAGGAACGGGTGTGCGGCCATCCGCACGCAGCACACCCTTGGTGGACGTGGATGTGGTCCTGCCAGGAGTGTGCTGGGAGATTTTTTAGGCTGTTCTGCCGATCGGGTCGTCGGGGCGCTTAGATAGAATGTCCATCAATGCCGCCGGCCCGAACATCGGTGCCGGCTTCTTCGGCTTCCCATTGCTGTCGTCGGTGCGGACAAAGAAGCTGCGGAGTTCATTGCTGGCGGCCTTCTTCACCACATCCTCGAGCGGGGCGCCGACGAACCGGGCCAGCGAACGCAGACCAACCGTCGCATCGGGGTAGGCCGGAATGGTCACCGGCGCAACATCAATCAACCGCGTCGACATCAACGTTCGTACTGGGATTCCGTCGCCCATCGTCCAGTCCTCTTCATAGGCTTGGAAGGCGAACGAGGAGTTGGAGACATCCTTGCGGATGACCATTTCCAGGCAGTCGCCGCGGCACTGCGGGCAGTCGACTTCGTAGTTGAGGCCGATTTTGTCGATCCACAGCTTGAGGGTTCCTGATCTGGTGGTGCCCAGCAGGTGGGTGTCGAGGTGGTTGTATCTGGCGATGGCGCCGGGCCAGCCGTCGGAACGGGATTTGTTGAATGCTTGCGGGTCGATCATTTCGTAGAAGCCGCCCAGATCGACGCTGCGCTTGCCGAACGCTGCGGCGACACCACCGATCACCCTCGAGGGGTTGCCGTCGGGGCCGCGGCGGACCTCGACGTCAGAGCCGCCCTTGAAGAAGGTGGTGGCGTAGAGGCGTTCGGTGTCGGGGGCGCTGCGCACCCCGTCGCCACTCATACTGACGATGGCATCTGGGGGGGCTTCACCGAGGTCGCTGCGGTATAGCAGCACCAGCCGGCGCGCGGCGGCAGCCTTCTTGTCGACCGAGACGCCTTCGATGCCATGAAGTTTGGCGGCGACGGCGTGGATGCCGTGGCGGTTGAGATCGCCTGACGGCTCCCGGTACGGCAGCCAGTAGCGGTCCCGGCGGTTGGGTGCGCCTTCTTCGGTGTCGATGAGGCAAGCGCGCTGCCACTGCTCCGGCGTGTAGTCGGCGGGGCTGAAGCTCCACGCGGTGTCTGAAACAGCCATAGTCATCAGGCTCTCTTTCTCAACTGGGGACGGTCCACTTGGACCCATTCCTGATCGGGTCGTAGGGGCGACGCGCCAACAAATCCATCAGCGCAAGCGGACCAAACGGGGCGGCCCGGCCGCTGCCGTTGCTTGCTCCGACGGCGGGCGGCGCAAAAGCTGCGGTCGCATCGGGGTCGGATGGCGCCGATTCCGACGGTTCAACCGCAGCAGCCACCGGTGTGGCGCCTTCAGCGCCAGCGGCGCCGCCCGGCCGGTACGGCGGCACCAACTCAGACGCCGCCCCACCCATCGGCGGCAAATCATTGCTGCGCCGAACCTCATCCTGGGTGCGCGTCGGCGGCGGATAGTAGCCCAACGTGAGATTGTCGTACTGCGCCTTCTGCAACGGGTCCATCCGCAGCATGTCGCTGGTGTCGAATTTGACGAAATTACCGCGCGGAAACAGCCTCGAAAGAGCCATTTCCCACCGAATAAGCCACGGCCGCAACGAAACCTGCAAGAAATTCAGCCGATTCATCGCCACCGTCGTATAAGTCAAGCTGCCGCCGGTTTCACCACCCAAATCCTCCGCCGACAACCCGTAAATCACCGCGATATGATTCGCCGTCAACTTCGCCGTCTCCACAAACGCGCTATCCGAAGCCTTCATACCGATCGGGGTGTAATCCCAATCAGTGCCATACACCAACGGTTTGCGCTGCTGCAACCTCGAGGTGATCCGCGACGTAATAATGTCGGCGTCCTCTTTAGACACGATCTGCTCGGTGTTCTTCATGATCCCCGGCGGCGTCCCGCCATGCAAAAACCACGCCGACGTGAAATCCTGCGCCCCCAACCCGGCGTTCGCGATCGTCTGATACGCGCCGATCGGCGACAAACCCCGCACCTTATACGGCATCGTGAACCAAGGAATGTGCAGGATGTCTTCGCGCGGGATTTGGCGCCCGCGCCAAAACCACAGCGGGTCCATATATGAGCCTGGTCCGCTAAAGTCTGAAGTGTTGTAGTTGCTGGCCGTCGCGCTGTCGTAGGAGGCGTTGCCCTGCGACCCGTCCATGACGGTCACGTTCTCCGGGTTCAACCATTCGACCATGGTTGGGACGCCTTGGTAGTCGCGTTCGGTGACGTAGCCGACCGCATCCCCCCACAACGCCATGGAGTGGGTGCCCCGCTGCAACCAATCGAACAACGTCCCATGCACGGACGGCTGCGTTAACAGGCTGGGGGTACGCTGCCGCTCCCACACCCCGTCCTTGCCGATCGTGTACAGCGCCGGGGTGAGGGCGGCGATGTTGTCGGCGAGGATACGGGCCGCCCCAAACACCGGCACCAAAGACAGGGCACGCTGCACACCCACCGCCATATACGGCGGCGGCCCAGAGGTGTCCCACGGCCAGCCGGTGAACGCGCGCTGCTCCTCCGCAACCTTACGGCTGCGGAACGGCCAAATCGCCATCAGCTATTCAGTGGACGCAGACTGTGTCGGCGGCAACCCGGGACCACCCACCACATGCCGGTCCACCGGGCCGAAACCCCCACCGTCCTCGAGCGGCGCCGACTCCGGTGGACCGAAATCGTGCCCAACTATGTTCTTGCTCGTCGGCCCGGTCTCCGGCATCTCATCCGGCCGCGGATCAAACATCGTCGCCATCAGAGCATCTCCGCCTCTCCGCAACCGTCCATAGCGTCCCAACCAGCATGATCACACATCTCCTCGTTATCCATTTCGTCGTCCGGGCCCATCAGAGCGGCGTCGCCTGGCCGGCGCCGTTGTCCAGCGCATCGTAGGCGGCTGTCGACGCCGTACCCGCCGAATCCGACGGCACCGAAGACGGCGCATGGTACGGGGTGTGCTCCACATTCGCCAGATGTGGGGTTGGTGCGGGATAGCCGCCCGGCACATTCTCGCCAGCAGAAACACTCATCGTATTTTCTCCTTCACTTACCAAACACTTTCCAAGTTCGGGTACACCGTCACCAGCTCCTGCAACCCCCACACATGCAAAGCTGCAGCCGCAGCGACCACCGCCGAAACATCCGTCTCAAACCCGCGATCCCACGTCTCCGCATCTCCGCTGCGCCGCGTACGCGCATTCGCCACCGCAACATCCAACTCGTTCTGGCCGCAATGCGTCACCGTGCCATCAGCCACAGCCGTCTGAAACGCCGTACACGACGCCGCGATATCGCCGGGCACCAGCTTGCGGAACTCCACCCTCGCCAACGTCAAATCAGCCGCCAAACCGCGAGCCTCACCCGCCGTCAACACCACCTCAACAATGTCGCGCTCCGCCACCAACTCAACAACCTTCGGCACCACAGCCTCCACCGGCAGAGCGAACACCATCACCAACGTCGTCCGCTGCCCACCCCGCGCCGGCCCATTCCCCGCCACCGCAATCGTCGCCCCCAACCTGTACGGCGACACATCCACCACCAACACCACCCGCGGCGGCGCCACCGCACTGGTGTCCTCCAAACTCACCCACCGCGCCACATCAAACACCGTCCACGTCGACGAGTCCCAAATCCCCAACGCCTCACGCCTGAAACCGTCCGGGTCCAACTTCTTCCGCAACCGCTTAATCGACGCCTCCGGCGTGTAATGCGGATACGAAGCGTTCGCCTTCAAATACTGCGCGTGATCATCCAGATCAGCGTCATCATCGGCGCCCATCTCAATCCAAATAAGATCCGCCGGCTCACCACTCTCCAACGCGGCCAACGCCTCTGACCGCATCCGCGTAAACACCTCACAGTTATCACCCGGCTTCGGGGGCGTCCCCACATAGCAATGCAACCCGAACGTCGAACGGTTCATCGCCGCCAACATGTTCTGCAACGCCCGCTCACTAAGGATTTGCGCCTCATCGAAAATCAGCACATCAATATTCGACATGCCACGACCAAAACCGCGCTCCCTGGCGCCGAACAAGATCCGTGACCCGTTCCTAAACCGGATTTCCCAAGTGCCTGCACCCAAAAAAATCTGCTTCACATACGGCTTCACTTGCGGCCGATCCGCGAACGCCTGCATCACCAGAAACGTCTCACCTGTCGTCTTGTCATGATGCGACGTCCACAACACCGCCAACCCAGGCTTCTCCACACATAACCCAAACAACAATCCGGCGAACAGATACGTCTTACCCACCTGCCGCGGGATGGACATGCCTACCCCGCCAACCGTCGCCGCCAACACCCCCGCCTTGTCGCGGCCCAAAACTAGCGTGCCGGCACCGTCCTGCCAGCCGTCAAACGTCACACCCAACTTGATGCGGCACGTCTTACGAACAGTCGGCCAATCCGTCCTCTCAATATCCGGGTGAACCAGATGTTTCGTGACTTCAGACAGCCGCCGCGTCGAACGCAGCGGAGTCGCCGCCGTCGTCATCATCCTCACCGTCGTGGAACTCCGCTGCCGCCGCATCCAACGCGCGAATATCCTTATCAAGCTGCCGGAACTGCCGAACCAAATTCGCCAAAGCGTGAACTGGGGCGCCCTCGTCGATTTGGGCCGCCACCTTACGACGCAGAATTACCAACGTCTCACGTTCTGACAAATCGCCCGTCCCGGACAGCTTCGTTCTAGGGCGACCTAGTGCAGCAGCACTGCGTAGCTCATCCGCCGTCACCTTCCGCACTGAGGGCGTCCTCCGCTTCGCCACCATCGCGCCTCACCTCACCCCATCTTTTGAATTGGCATGTTGAATACCCGGTCGTGTTGAATAACGACACAGCCAAAAGTTTCCAATTTTGTTTTTAATAATTTCCGCTTACAACTCTTTGTTGCGAGTAAATAAATCAGGCGCGGCCGCACGTCCTTCC